TCACAAGAAACATAGACGTAACGACCTGACTGGTAGAATTTTTCCATCTTTCCAGATTTGAAAACTTCAGATGTACATAAACAGGCTGCTTCCATGTCTATGCCGTATGCAGCTGTCATGTTGGATTTGTCATGTGTTGTTATACATCTGTCACATTCAGTGTAGAATTTCTCACCATTGATGCGGAAAAGGCCATTGCTCCAAGAAAAATCAGGGCGCAATTTTGGCATTTCATATTCTCCATGTTCTTGCAATTCCTCTGTCATGTCTTCCGATGTTCTAGCTGATGATGTTTGAGCTTCCATTAAGTCTTTAACCGTCAAAGCTGTTATTAATTGCGGTTTCATGGCTTCCAAAGCTATTGTGAAAGCGCATATACAGGGGTGTTGTTGTTGTTTCATGTTAGCACGTTTATACATTCTGTAGGAAAACCTACAGGCTGCCATTCCAACAATTGCGGAAACTCCACCTGCCCAATGCATGATACCGTCTCCGCGATCCCCTTGTTCAAAGAAATCGCCAGCTTTTTCCAAAACTTCCGGAAATTCACCAAATTTCGCATTAGTCAACAAATGGCTATCTATAAGAGCTTCATTACTGGATTGTAACAGCTTATTGAAAACATCTGCGAAATTTTGATCAACTTTAATGTTCAAGTTGTGTGATTCCAATTGTTCGGTCAAGAATTCACTTGTGAATTGATGTTCCTTTCTGCACTTTGTCATATGTTTTGGGTTCTTCACAGGCATTGATGGCCATTGTTATGGCATTCAAGCGATTGAGCATATTCTTCGTTTCACGATCATAGTATTTCTTGTGTTCACTTGCAATAAATTTCTCAAACCTTTCCAATCCTGTATACACAGTTGAAGTTGCTGAACCTGTCATGGAGTTACACAACGTGAAACGCACATGATTGCCTTGCGAAATCAAAACCTCGTTTTTGGCAAAACAGGACCTACAACCCAAGCCTTTAGATGTTGTGGCACATTCAGAACAACGTAAAAAAGCGGGTGAAAGTTCTGCTTTCACTAGCATATCGCGTCTCCTAAGAAACGCTTCACGCGTCTGTATCATGTTGTTGTCTGGCATAGGCAAATTGGAACATGCGAACAATAGAACAGGATGAACTGGTCGTTGTTTTTCATCAACCGCTGAAAAATTTCCTTGATAATAATTGGATGATTTCAGCGCAATGAACTCTCCGAATTCTGTTGCTTCCTGATCGTCAATAGCTGCAAAATCGTCATACAAAAATGCTGGTTGATCTTGATAACCGTCCATGAATTTCGTTCCACTTGATTTTACAAAAATGGGATCATTGCTAATGGGTACATTCGCTCCACGCAACAAACTCATAATTAAACGAGTTGCCGTGTAGGATTTTCCTATGCCCGCGTCACCAAACATGTACATGCAAAAAGGTTCGCGCCTCACCAATGGCCTTTCAGAAAAAGCTAAAAGTTTGGCACAAAGCTTATCCATGTCCATATTGGAACGATTCACACTTTGATGTATATTTGGGTTCATTTTCCGTGTTGATAGCAAGTTGTTAGCCATAATACGTCC